AGCATAGAAGAAATGAAAAAAGAAATTAAGTCGTTAAGACAAGATGTTTCTATGGGTAAGGGTGGACTTAAAGTTATCTTAGCTATTGGGACACTTATAGTTGGAATTATAGGGTTCTTTCAGTTTAAGTGAAATTTATACTAGCGTTTAGTATTTGTTCAGCAATAACAGGATTTTGTAACACAACATCTACAATGCCTACCGAATTTAATTCATGGTCAGAATGTGTAGGTGCAGGTGGTAAATTTATTCAAACTTTTTCAGTAGAGATGAAAGATAATATTGAAACTAACAAACTTTATATGAACTATTTTTGTAACGAAATTAAATATGATTGATAAATTAATTTATAAATTTTTTGGTTTCCTAGATAAATTCTGGGACATGGACTTTTCACATTGTGAAAAACATGACTGTCCTAAAAAGAAAAAGAAATTAAATAAAAATAATAAATATTTTAAAAGTTAATGAGAGACACCAAGCTATTGGAAAGTTTCAAAAAAAGAATTGAAAAAGAATTAAAAGAAAAAAATGTATTTCAACATTTAAGAAAAGAAGTTGAGATAGGTGCTAATGGCACACAACGATATGTAATTAAAAAAGGTATCAATAAAGGAAAAGTTTTATAATGAAAATTTCAGAGCAGACTTCAATAAGTATGCCGATGAAAAACTTAATTAGTATCATTGGTGCAGTAGCTATTGGAGTGTGGGCATATTTTGGTGTCACAGAAAAATTAAATAATCATTCAACAAAATTATTAATGATTGAAAAAGATTTAGAAAATGTAGTTGAATTTTCTATTAAATATCCAAGAGGTGAAATGGGTATGTCTGCAAATGACCAAGAACAAAATATCCTTATAGAATTTCAACAAGGTATTATTGAAAAACTACAAGCAGATGTTGAAAAATTAAAAGATAAACAAAGACAATTTTCTAATGGAGAACATTAATGATTGAAACAGTATTCGCATTAATATTAGTTCTTAAAGGAGAAATAGTTGAACATACTTACAAAGACAAATTATCTAGCTGTATGAAGTCAGCACGTATAGCAAAAAAAGAAGTTAACCCAGCGAATGTAAGATTTATTTGCAAACAAGTAAAAGCAGAAACAGAGATTTATATGGGTGCTAAAAAAATATTGAGAATTATAGATGAGTGAAAAATTAAAAGAATTACATGAAGTTCTAGCAACTGAACTACTAAAGAGAGTTAAAGATTCTGATGCAAAGTCAGCAGATTTAAACGTAGCTAGACAGTTTCTCAAGGACAATAATATAGATGCTGTTCCAGTTGATGACAGTCCATTAAAGAAATTAATAGAGGAACTTCCATTTGATGCAAAAGATAAACAAGTCGTCAAAAATTAACGATTTTAGAAATTTTTTATACCTAACTTGGAAGCACTTAAGATTACCTGAACCAACACCAATACAATACGATATAGCTGATTATTTAGCTAATGGTTCTACTAGGTGTATTATTAGTGCTTTTAGAGGGGTAGGAAAAAGTTGGATTACAGCGTCATATATTTTATGGCGGTTACTTTTAGATAATCAATTAAATATATTAGTTGTATCAGCGTCTAAAAATAGAGCAGATGATTTTAGTACATTCTGTTTAAGACTTATGTCAGAGATGCCTATTCTAAAACATCTCTATCCAAGAGGTGACCAAAGACAATCAAAGATAAGTTTTGATGTTGCACCTGCTTCCGCTTCTCAGCAACCTTCAGTTAAATCTTTAGGTATAACCTCTCAGCTTACAGGGGCTAGGTCAGATATTATTGTGGCAGATGATATTGAGACTTCAGGTAATACACAAACTCAGTTTATGAGAGATAAGTTAGGTGAAGCTATTAAAGAGTTTGAAGCTATTATTAAACCTTTAGAAACATCAAGAATTGTATTTCTAGGTACACCGCAATCAGAACAAAACATTTATAACAAACTTCAAGAGAGAGGTTACAAGTGTAGATTTTGGACTGCAAGATACCCTAGTGAAAAACAATTATTATCTTATGGTTCAAATCTTGCACCTATAATTAGTAATACTTGGAAAGAAGAATTAGTTGGTAAAGCAACAGACCCTAGTAGATTTGATGAAAAAGATTTATTAGACAGAGAAGCGTCTTATGGCCGAATAGGTTTTAATATGCAGTTTATGTTAGACAGTTCATTGTCTGACTTAAATAGATACCCATTAAAATTATCTGATTTAAGTGTAATGACTTTAAATCCTGATAATGCACCAGAGAAAGTTATCTGGGCAAGTTCACCTGATTTACAACACAATGATTTACCATGTGTAGGTATGCAAGGTGATGCTTATTATAGACCAATGCAAACGCAAGGTACTTGGTTGGATTATACTGGTTGTGTAATGTCAATCGACCCTTCAGGAAAATCAGGTAAAGATGAAACAGCTTATGCAGTTACAAAGTTTTTAAATGGAAATATTTTTCTTGTTGATATTGGCGGTTTCAATAGCGGTTATAGTGAACATACTTTATCAAAATTAGTTGAAGTAGCTAAAAAGAATAAAGTTAAAAAGATTTTAATTGAAAGTAACTTCGGTCAAGGAATGTTTACTGAATTACTTAAACCATATTTAATTAAAGAGTATCCTTGTACTACAGAAGAAATAAGACAGACTGTAAACAAACATAGACGTATATTAGACACGTTAGAGCCTATAATAGCCCAACACAGACTCATTGTATGCCCAAGTGTTATTAAGAAGGACTATGAAGAAACTAACGCTATGTATCCTGCTGAGACAGCTTTAAGATACCAGTTATTCTATCAAATAAGTCGTATGCAAAAAGGTGCTAATGTTTTAACTCACGATGACCGAATAGATGCCTTACAGATGTCTTGTTATTATTGGATACAACAATTAGCAAAAGACCAAGATATGGCTTTTAGAGACAGAAAACAGGAACAATTTAGAATAGAAGTAGAGAAATACTTTGGTGAACCTGACCCTCTAACTTGGATAAAGATATAAGAAAACACCCATATATAAAGAGAAGAAGAAAAGAGCCATTTATAAGGCTTTTCAATTAAGTGCCACTACAGGAGATAACACTAAAGTGTATCTTATGTTTAACTTATGATTTCTTAGTATTAGGCTTAAAATAAGGCTTTGTATAAGAAAAGAAATAAGACAATGAACAAGTAAACTATAGTTAATACTTCCTTATGACCTATCAAATATGTCAAATATGAAAGTATAACCTTAAGTAAACCTATAGGAACAATCAATATGGCTAAAGTTATATACCTTAAGTCTTTGTTCAATAATGATAAGCCTAATAAGAAGGCTATTAAACTTATTGATGAAGCAATAATTAAAGCTAATGGGTTTAATCCTAAAAGTAATTCAAAGAAGTCTATAAGTAGCAAAGAGTTTATCTTAAGGCATACTGAGGATTTCCTGAACTATGCAGTTGATTATTCTTTGAATGAAAAGGTTAAAGAGTTCTACCAAGAATAATTTGGTATAAAAATCTGACAACCTTATCGTAGGGGACATTTTTCGTTTTTCCCCATAGGCACACGCAGGATTTTGCGTAGGGTATGTACCTACTATCCTAGTTAAAATAACTATATCGTAGACATCTACTAAATAAATTTATGATTACATAGACGTACCAACAAATAGCGGTGGTCTTCGAGACTACTGCACACTATTTAGTGCCACTTATGACTAGATAAACAAAAAAAAATAATTTGCGTTTATCTTTCTCATTATCTGTATTAAAAATATTTTATGGTAAAGAAACCTATAAGTTTAAATCCAAGTAACAGCAGACAGAGAGTTATGCGTAGAAAGAAGTTATCTAAAAAGATAAATGATTTCATAATAGAAAATCATTATCCATTATCAAAGAGACCTAAACCTATAGTTAAAACTGGTAGTACAATTAGTAATAAACCAACACTATTTCAATTAGCAAACCAACAACACGAACAAGGTTTGTATGATGACTTTCCTGTAGCACCTATTGA